AGCGGCAGTAATAAAGAAGGAGTATCAGCCGGTCGCAGTGAGGATGCAAACTGGCCGTTTTGCAGCTAAGTCAGGCGGAAAGGTCACGTCCGTTTACATCAACATCGACTACGAAAATTCAAATTAGGACACTACGCTCACGTGCGCGATGTTCACCGTCCGCCGCCGCCGTCGATGATCTTACAAGCATCATTATACGCGGAAGGGACTTCGGAGAATTTCATGGTTCGGCGAGCGGGACGGCCGTCATTGCCGTAGATGTGGATAGTAATGGCTCCATCGTCGTGCGGCTCGACATGGAGCAAATGACGCTTGTACTCTCGCGGCACATACCATCCATCGAACACTCGGTCGGTTTCGACTTCTTGACCAGCATCCGACACCGGGTCTGCACTTAGCTTTGCAATTTTCTCTAACGTGGCGAGTAATCCCGGAATTGCCGTACCGAAGCGCGTGTGCGGATAGACCATCGTCATACTCATGAACATCCACCTTTTGAAAATCGCTAGAATTTAGCGCCCGGTGCCCCAACTTCATGGCATGGCCCAACACCGGCTTCCGCGCCATCCGGAAGATATTTCGTGCCGTAAGCGGCAATTCCGCTCACTCGGTTAATCACGAACGCGACTTCACCGTCAGTGACGCGGCCAAAAAAGAAAGGTCCGCCGGAAATAGGGCCAACATTAATATCCGCGTGAATTTCCGTATCAGAATAACTTGTCGTGTGAACAGCCAATATCATGCCTTCCGGCAACTCGCCGCCTTCAGACATTAGCTGCGAATGCGTATCATCGAGGAAGAACTTCAACGAACGAGTGACGGGCACTTGTCCGCTCTTATCGGTAATGGAAGCCTTGAAGTTGCAGACAATATGCTTGCCTGTCGCTGCGGCCGGTACAGCGCCGCTCAAAACCACACTGACAACCATAAAGAACTGCGCAGCTAAGGTCCGCATGACGGAAGCCCTTCCCGACCGCGACTATAGCGTGATCCCTAGCCCCTGCACAGTCTCGGCCGGTCATGAGCGCCAGCATTCGATTGCTTTTTACTGAGGATATGTTTTGCGTAGGTACTGCTCGAAATCTGTGGCGACAGCAGAAAGCTGTTTGAAACGTGCTTCGCAATGTAAAATGTCAGACGCATTATAAATGTAGGCGGCCGCAGCATCTTGAATGCTGTCTTTCCTCTTTCTTGTATTGTAGAAAGGCGGATACAAGAACCAAGTGGTAGGGGCACCCTTTCCACCGACGTAGACTCTCCCATAGCAAATACCGTGCGCAACGTTGTTACGATACTCAGCAGCGGCTTCACATGCGCCAAATAATTCCAACACTTCCTCTCGTCTCGGATCAGATTTATTACGAAAGAACTCTTCAGCCGCCACTTTCAGTGCCACTCTACGGTTCGCGATCGCACCGTAGGCGCGAAGCGCAGCGGTGCTTCTAGATTCAACTAACTGTCCAAAAATACGAGCCAACGCAGATTCTAAAATCTCCCATTCGTTGATGGCGCTTCCGACTCGCTCATGGAGAATGCTTTTCTCGCGCTCGCCGAGGTAAGTTTCCGAGGGTAGTTTCTTTTGTGGGGGAGTCCAGTTTGGAAGCGCCATCGAGGCATTCTCCGATCGCATTTCCTATAACCACGTCATCGCGACGACCGCCGCATCGTATTCTACGATCGCTTTCCGGGACAAGCCGGAGCTTGCCGTCACGGCCTTGCCTTCAAAACCCGCGACCCAGCGTCTATCCGACAATCCGAGCTTGCGCACGTAGCGCCGTCGCTCAGGCCGCGCCTTATGAACGCTCTTGATGGCGTAGCCGCACCATCGAAAATCCGGTGTACCGCGGGCGAACCGAAGCTGGATGCCCTCACCGTCGCGCTCCCAGTCCCATCTGCCCCCTGCGGATTTTAACGCCTTGCGAATGGGTTCAACGACGCGACGTAGCGCCCGAATGGTCCGCTTCTCGCCATAGACAGGCCCAATGGAGATTTCGCCGTGAATGTGAAGCCGACCTTTGCGGCTTTCCTCGATAGCGAACCAGAACGGCACCACGCCGCCCGTGTAGCGGGCGCCTAAGCGCCTCAACGCCCTTTCTACCCGCTTATGAAGCCAGCGCAGGCAACCCTTACCCTTGGCCCGCGCTAGGCGTTCTACGGGGCGGCTGAGCATCAGCGTGAAGCCCTTCACATTTGGCCGGTTTTCCAGCGCTGCGTGAAAGAACAGGCCGCGCACTTCCTCCCCGCTGTCTCGCCACGGCTTTCGCTTCGGCTTGAATGAATCGGGGTGTGAGCAAGGCAGTGAGACGGGAGGGAGATTCGGCGCGCGAAATTTTTTCGTGCTTTTTTTAGCGCCGAATGTCTCAGTGAGTGAATGAGTGTGACTCGTGAGACCTACTACAGGGTACACGCCGGACACTTTTGGCGCAAAGAAGCTAACTGCCCTGAGATCGTTCACGAAATCCCCGTCGCAAATGATCGATTTGTGCCGCCAGCGTGTTCCGCTTTTGGTGGTGCGTTCTGCGTGAATAACTGTGGAGGGGATGCTATAATTCATGTTGGCTTCGCTGGAATGAGCAACGGCAAAGTCAGTCTTGACCACGGTCCGCCTGACCGAAAAGCAGGCGGACCGTTTTTATTTCAGTCGGCTACATCTAGCTCGCCGATATGTTCGAACACTTCGTCGGCGCCTTCTTCCTCGCCGAGTTCTAAATCACCCAAAAGGTCTTCGACGCTCTGAGCCATGCCCGCCGGGATGCTTTCGGCTACCGAAAGGGCCAGTCCGGTGCGGGCGGCATGGTCGAGCAGGAGGCCGATTGCGTCGGTCGTCGAAAGGCCGTGCGCTAGAGCAAGATCCCGCAATTGCATCCCGCGCTCGTAAGGAATGTGGATAGAAATCGGGTCGGTCATTTCAGGCTCCATTGGTCGGAATCGCTTCATTATCCATTTATAGCGCCTCGGCGGCGAATCACCCGAACAGCACTCCGCCCGGTTTTCGCTGAGTCGAAATTTCCTGCATGACCGCCCTGCGCAGCGAGTCCTGCACCGCGCGCCCGACCTTTTCGGCAAGCTCTTGGTTGCTTTGCGGGCTGCCGCCACCATTGGCGTTCACGGTGACATTAGCCACGTGATTGTTCACAGTTTGATTGCTGATACGCGAGTCGCCAAGCGCGTGGTTCGGAATGACGGTGCCCGCGCCCTTTGATAACAGAATCTCGGGGCCGCGCTCGCCGATCAAGTATGCCTTGCCCGGATCAACGTCGCCGCCCTCGGCCCTTCCGCCACCGAAGAGCTTACCGAGCAAGCCCATGAGGCCGCCCGTGCCGCCAGCAACGGTGGAGGCAGTCCCGAATAAGCCCGCGAGCGGTCCCGTTCCTAGAATTGTGGCCTGAATGGCAAGCTTCTCAAGCATCTTGAGCGTTGATTGGAGGAACTGCTGCATATTCATGTTGCCGCTGGCGAGCTTGTCAAAGAAATCGACGGCAATTGAGCCGGACAATTGAAGTACTTCATTGAAGCTCTTCCATTGTTCCTGTGCTTCGCGTTGTTTCTTGGCTGCCGCCTGCATGGCGTCGGCTAGTTTGTTGATCTTGTCGCGTTGCTCGTCGGTCACGGTCGCATTTTGGAAGCCGGCCTGAGTGTTGGCGCGCTTCGCCGCTACCTCTAGCTCTGCAACCAGCTTGGCTCGGTCGCGTGCTTCCGAATTTAACCCAATCGTTTTCGTTTCAGCGTTAATAGCCGCAATGCGCTTGTTTGCTTCGAATACCGCGCTATCAAACGCATTCTTTTGTTTTTCTTGGGGGATAACCGTCGGAATTTCGGCAACATGCGGATGCACCTCGATCCTGAGCGGCTTCTTGCCCATTTTGCGATCAAGCTCAGCCTGAATCCGATCGATTTCGACCTTGCCAGCGCCTTGCTCAATTGCGCGCTGTAGCGCGTCCTGTAATTCGGGAATGCTCATGCCTTCAAGACCGCCGAACATTCTGCGGAATTTCTCGACGATGTAGGAGGCGCCGGGCACGCTATCGATGATGTTTTGCCAAAACTCTGCGAACTGAACGGCAAGATCAGTCAACGTTTCGACGACGCCGGCCTTGAATTTCGTAATTGCTCTTGTCCAGGCTTCGTCAAATTCCTTTGCCTTGGCGATTGTCGCGGAATCTATCACCGCGCCGGCGCCTCTCGCCTCTTGCTGCATTCGTTGAAACGCAGCGGGGCCGCCCTCCAGCACGCGAATCCAATCACGGCTAAGCCCTAGCATTTCGGTGATTTTGACTTTGGCTTGTTCGGTCGGCGCGCGCGAAATCAGATCGGCGGCCGTAGCCAGAAGCTGATCGAACTTGATTAGATCGCCGTTGCTATCGCGAATAGACTTACCATTAGCGTTAAACAAACGCCGTAAATCGTTGACTTGATGTTGAGCTTCCTCAAGCATCGCCAGCGATGTTTGCAGAGTCGAATTAAATTCGTCATCGCTGACGCCGCCAACGTTCGCCGCATATCGAATTTCCTGTAATTTATCTGTGGAGATTTGCGCTTGCTTCGCGAGGCGCGCCATATTCGCAAGCTCGCCGTTGATCTTGACCGCCAGTGCAAGAAAGCCCGCCGCGCTCGCCGCGCCGGCCAAGCCAAGAGTGCCAGATATGGTTCCGCCAAGTGATTTGAAGCCGTTTGCGATGCCAGCGGTTGCGTGATCCATATCGGACCGGATGCGATTACTGGCCTGTCTGCCGCGCGCTTCGATCGCGCTCCAACTGCTATTCGCCGTCTGACTGGCCTTCGCAAAGTTCTTTTCGAAGGCATCAATTCTTGCCTCCAATTCGACAACTAGCTGTTCCGTTTCTGTGGAAGCGGTCATTTTATCTCACCACACTTGAAATCCCGTTGGACGTGCCGCTTCATCGCCATAGACCGACTTTCCGCTATCGCCGCTGAACGCTCGCCCAACTGCCATTGCGGCGGCTTGGGCGCCATCGATCCTACGAAAGCGGGATTTGCCTTTGTGGAACGTCTTGTTCCCGGCCTTGTCCTCTTCAACCGCTATGTTTGAAAAATTCCAGCGCAGCACGGGATGGCCGGCGTGAGTGAATCGGCGCCCGATGATTGCGCGCTCAAGCTCTTTGATCGCCGGAGCCATCGTAACCCAACCCTGCCGCATTTCGACGGCGGGCAAGCCGTCATCCAACAAGTTATTGAGCATGTTGCGGGCAAGATACGGATCAACGGCGACCTCGCGCACGTCGAACCGCGCACAGGCATCGCGGACACAGCTTTCGACGGCGCGGAAATCCACAACGTTGCCCGGCGTCGGCGTAATGAACCCATCTTCGGCCCATTTCGGATACGGCACACCGTCTTGATCGGCGCGACGGCGCAAGTTGTCTTTTGGGCAGAAAAACCACGGATGGACGAAATAACCGTCGTCACCGTCACGCCACGCGGCCACAACCGCTGTTAGGTCGTTGGTACTGGAAAGATCAACGCCAAGCCAACACGGTTGGCCGGCTAGGGCTTCAAAATCGACCGCGCCCGCGCCCTCGTCATAAACGGTCATTTCAACAAAGGGTGAAGTGGAATGGTCAAGCCATTCATTGAGATTGTATTGGCAAAAATCCTCGCGATCGGACGGTTTTTCTTCGGCCTCAAGCGCGGCCTGCCGCATACCGGTTAGATCGGGGAAGCCGAATTTCAAACCGGGATTAACGCGCTGCCAAATCTTCTCATCGCGCCAGTCAAATTTCTTTGGCGGCTCGAAAATGATCGGCAGGTAAGACGGGTTTTCAATCTCACCGGCTGCAACCTTCCGGGCATACTGATACTCTTCGTAAGCAAGCGTATCGTGTCCGCGACCCGCCGTCGTTATGATGACAAGCAGGGTATTCGGAATTTTGAACAGGCCGGATTTCAGCGCTTTCCACAGTCGCCGATTTTTCCAGACGTGCAATTCATCGATCAGGACGAAGTACGGCGTCTTACCGTGCTGAACGTCACCGTCTGCCGCGATAGCCCGCAATATCGAACCAGACGCGATATGCTCAATCTCTAGCTCGGATTCGACAACGTGGGCCGCTTTGTTCAGCGGCGCGGTTGCCTTCACGATGAGGTTGGCTTCGTCGAATGCGAGTTGAGCTTGATCTTCGGAACCGGCAGAGAGAATGCAAACGCCGCCCGGTGTTTTCTCGTGACCGAACGAATGCAGCAACCCTAACCCTGCGCCGATCGTCGTTTTGCGAGCACCGCGCGGGATTTGAATATAGACCGTGCGAACAAGCCGATTGCCGTTGTCATCGGATGGCCCATAGATGCGCCGAACGATCCGTTCCCAAAACGGCGCAAGCTCAAATGCGCCGCGTGGCGCACGCGACTTAGGGTGGCGCAACGCGCGAAAGAAGCGCGCCGCGCGCTCGCCGCGCCCGTGCGGGTCATCTATCGGGCTGTTATCAAACACCCAATGCGGATGAATCTTCGTCATTGCCATTTTCACACACGGTCGGACGCGACCGTGAGACGGGGGTTAAGCCAAGTTCGGAGGCCAAAAGCCGGGCGCGAGTCATGGCGTCCGACTGGATTTTAACAGCGGGATGCGCCCGTGGCCCGCGATCTGTTTCAACGACGTGCCCGACACGCTTGATAAGGCGCTCCATCTCCCGCACTTGGCCGATGGCGACACAGTAGTTTTCGAAACTCGCAAGGTCGGCGTCCGTCAAAATCCGCCGTTCAACCAATATCGGCATGACCCGTTGCCATTCCGACTTGGCGTCCTTCGATAGCCACGCGGGCGCAACCGTCACGCTTTGAACGGCGTTGGCATCCGATTTGGTTTTCAGCGCGCGACGGCCTCTCATGGCCCTAGCCTTTCGGTGCGAAATTCAAGAGCCTTGCGCCGTCCTATCTTTTTAATCTGCTTGATGACAAACGGATTGCCTTCAAACAAAATCTGGTCCGATGCCGTCACGCCATCGATGTAGCGGGTCCGAAAGATCATAATGCGCTCGGTCGAAGCGCCATAGCCGCGCACATATTCGCCGGTGGTCGCTTCCAAACGTTCGGCGCGTAGGGTCGCGTAGGTCGTCCAAGCGATTGCGGGCGTTCCGTCTAAGCCGATCGTCGCCGCCGGATGCTGGAGCGTTATTTCACGGTCCAATTGCCCGGCGCGGATAGTGAAGACGGCCGTCATGTGTCGTCATCCTGAATCAGAGATTCAAATGTGATGACACCGTGCGCCGTTTGGCCATCAGGATCGCGCAAATACCGCGCGCTCACAAGCATGGTGCGAATGTTGACGTAGTTGTTTTGCGTCCAGCTTGTCAGCACCAGCGCCTTGCGAACGGCCCCGGCGATGGCTTTCGCTCCCGCCAAACCCGGCTCGCGCGTCCAGATATGGAAGGTCGAGGTAAGCTTGGTGTAGCGGTTCACCACGTCATCCGCGGGAAGCTCTTGATCCTCGCCGATCACAAGGCGCGGGAAGGCTTCCGGCTCATAGTTGGCGTCAAGGATATTTGCGGCCGGAACTAGCGCGGTCACGTTGCTGTCCGCGATCAGAATGCCGCGTGCCGCTTGCTGGAATGCCAAGGATGCGCTCATTTGGCCCAATTCTCCCGCACAGCTTTCGATGCGGCGCGCTTGATCCGGGTCGATAGCTTCTTTTTCAGCAGTCGGTAGGCGGGCCAAAAGAACGGTTCGGCCGCCATTTTGGACGTGCCGTACTCGACAAAATGAACGTATCTGGTTTTGGCGTCGCCAGCGGTGACCGCGACGGCGTTTTCCGGAACCACACGCGAACCGCCCGGCTCGGAATAAGGTGGCGTGGTGTTACCTGCCGTGGTGAACGTAATCGAGTCGATCAACGCGCCAGTTTTACGCGATGTCTCGGCGAGAGCCTTCATTGCGTCAACTAGCTCTTGCCCGGAAGCACGCAACGCGGGTTGCGTAGCGTCCCGCACCGCCTTGGGGATTACCTCAAGGCGCTTTTGCAGCCGCTTTAGCTGGGCGGATGCCATCTCAGAACGTCCAAACCCGGTAGGGCGCGATCAGGTCCATGAGGCCAAATGGCAATTCCTGAGAGGTAATGCCCACCAATGACGCTTCGCGATGCTCGTACAGGTGCGCCACAAGCAGCCGGATCGCTTGAAGCAGCGACGGCGGCACGGGACTCGGGGGCCATGATGTTATTGGATTGGCCGGTAAGCACGGATTGGCCGCGCATGACGGATCGGCGGGCGCGACCACTACAAACTTTGTGATCCAATCCTCCGCCGCGTCGATCATTTCTTGGATCAACGTATCGTCGTTGGCGAAACCAGGTTCAATATTGAGTTGCGCCTTGGCGTCAGCGAGTAGAACCACGCTCATGGCAAATCCTGGTTTTGAGAAAACTCTAAATTTTCAATTTCTTGCGCGGTTGGTGTGGGCCGGTCCCCTAGCTCCTTCGCGATTTCCGCGACCACCCCCGGGTTTGGGCCATTCAGAAAGTTTTCCCGAACGGTTCGCGCGTGACCTTCCTCAATCGCCTTTCGGATTTGCGCCATCGCGAACGCGCGAACACGGCCTGCGTCTAGCCCGGCTAGTTCGCACACGCGGTGGAAATCCTCGCTTTGGAACTTGATCCAGCGGCGCGCTTGGCCCCGAATTAGCTCCATTTGTAACCGCTGTTGACTTTCATAGGAGGGTAGTCGGAGGGTCGCGTCAGCAATCCCTTGCAAGATCACGTTGCGCCACAGCGCGCTTTCCGGTTGCTCGCCGCGCCTTACAAGACTCGGTTGTCTGGTTTTTTTCTTCATAGCGCGCGCTCGAATGATTGCTTGCGGCTTGAATGACACGGTGAACTAGCCATCGGTTGCCAGTTG